AAACCTCCAGTGCTGGTCATTCGCCCGACCAGCAAGGCACTGAAACATTACACAGATATTATCGCATCAGGCACATGATGTGTGACAGGTCGCGACAACTTATTTAGTCAGCCCAGTAATCGCCTGACTGTCGATCCTCGAAACCGCGCTGTGCGTCTGCTTCGATCACTCCATTGACGTACTTAGCCCAGTCTTCGACCAGACTCCTGTATTCGTAGAGAGTATCGCACACGGTGTTGGTTGTTTCGCCTTCACCGAATGTGTCTTCAACGTACTGCTGGAGAGATTCCGCAACAGCGAACATCAGGTCGTCTGTCAGGTCTTCATCTCTCTGGTTATGTTGCGCCCAGAACATTGCCTCAGCGAACGCATCGTCTTGGATCTGTTCGTATTCGACCTGAGCTGAGGACTCGTCGTCCTCAATCTCGACCTCGGCGACAAACCGCTTGGGTAGTTCAAAACCCAGCACGTCCTTGATGCTGTAGTCAATCATTCCTCTTCTTCCTCAGCGTCTTCCTCAGCGTCAAACACCTCGAACTCCACGCCTTCTTCAGGGTCGCAAACGATGACCGATGTGATCTTGCCATCGTTCCACTTCGGGTCACACTCGTATACCTTGTGGATGGTCGCTGGCATGGAGTTGCCCCCGTGAGGGCAATCCACGCGAACGGTGATGGTGGCGTGCTGTGGCATCTCTGCCAACTGTGCGATCAACTCTTGTACTGTCATACTGTCACCTCCTGAGCTTTTTTCTGAATGTAGTAGTCATTGACGAAGTCGTCAATCACGGGATCGAAGATGTCGAACCATTCCTTGACGCCACCCCAGTCAGCAATCATCTCGCCACGTCCAATCTCTGGATCATCTGCGCAGTTACCGTACACCAGCACGATGCTGATAAACGTGTTGTCGTTGTCTTCCGTGCGTTCGACCTCGCCATCATAGATCAGCAGGTACTCGGTGTCGCATGCGCTCATGCTGTGGATCATCTGCACAGGAGAGGTGATTGGAGTGTACTCTTCTTCGCCGTCAAACAGTTCAATGCAGAGCCCGTGCTCACGGCACACAGGCAAAAGCTTCTCTACCAGTTGATAACCGTGCACATGCTCAGCAACACCGCGCATCTGCACACCCGGTGCATGGCTACCCTGCACCTTCTTCGTTATCAGCAACATATCCTCCAAAGGGATCAATGACGTCTCTACCATTACTTTGCCTCCTTCAAGTCACGGAACCGAACACCCGACAACCCAATGGTCAATCGACCATCACAAGCAAACACGTCAGTGATCTGCATCGTGTGCAGGTCGATGATCACGCACGGATTGCTGTAAGTCCTGCTGTCAGCAACAGTCTCAGCAAACGTAGACGACTGAACCGAACTAGCCCGACCCGTCTTAATGTCAACGATGGCGTACTGCTGAGTGCAGTTGGAAAAATCTACGTTCTTCATTACTTTGCCTCCTCCTTCAAACAATGCGGACATGGTTCGTCACGCATGTACGCCAAGCTTGGCTTGTCGCACACATCACAATGACCAACGCCCATCAACCAGAGATCCTCCTCCGTTAACTCGTCCTCCGAACGGATGGACAACTCGGTAATCTCACCGTTTGATGCCAACAGAGAACCAGCAAACAAATCCTCCGCTTGCCCCCAGTTGATGTTAAAGGACAACTCTGGGTACAGGGACACAATCCCACGGAACCAGTCAATAGGCGCATCCCATGATGAATCAATGTAAAGCGTCAAGTCTGGAGTAATACTCGTGCCTTCGTACATATTCATGTTCCAGTCCATGAGCCTAAGACCACAGCACCCGCCTTCGCACCCTGTGTCTGCCTTGTAACGCTCAAGACCAACAGATACGTCAATGACCTGACGTCCGCTCTTGACCAATAGATCAGCGATGTTAACGGCGATGAAGTTATCTAGCCGCTCCTTGAGTCCAGAGATCCGGACTACACTCTCACACGTATTTGCCATAACAATAAACCTCCAACGTCTTCTCATTTGGTAGAGAAGATAACCAATGCTACAGAAACATCACAGGCATCGCCAGTGAGAAATATCACAGCAGGATGAAGTGGTGGGAACGATCTGGGGAAAGTCGCGAGATTTTAGGAGAAATGAGGTGGGTTTGGAACGGACGAAGTCCCTACAGCTCGAGCCAAATAAAAAAATACCTGCTGTGCGCCCCGTAAGTCGGCAACCTGCCCTGTTTCGCCGTTAGCTGCGCATTTGCACAGGAGAGATGATCGCGTGTCTTATTCGGCGTTTTTCTCGCGTTTTTCTCGCCGACCACAGCGGAACGGCTACTTAGGAGGGTCTATACTTACGTGTGCGTGTAGGATCGTGGTGTGGCAACAACACGAGACTATACCTACAGGGGTCGTGTGGGGTGCCATCAGGCACAAAAAAAAGGTGGGAGCCGAAGCCCCCACCGATTATCTCCACAGAGCGGCGGATCCGTGGACCTTGATGACATTGTGCATGTCAGGCTGTCCGTTGCACCGACCGCAGTCGGAACAGGTAACCTTGCGCAAGGTCTTGAGACTTGTGTCTGCCGGACAGCGTGTGTGGCGTTCACGCCGAAGCGTCTGCCATTCGACATCAAAGTTCGCCTGTGCAAGGACGGTGAATGTTCCCCATCCCATCGCCTTGGCTTCCCGCGCTTCCTCTATGCTGTCGCAGGAAGCTTGGCACATGCCTTTGAAATCCTGCGCCCATTCACGCTTCCATTGATGCGTGTATGCGGTGTGTCCCTTGTCGATGCGGACATTGTCCAACAGCGAACGCCACACCGGAAACGGAACCATAGCAGGATCACCGTATGCGCCGACACGGGTCTGCCTGTTGAAGCGGCGAATCATCTCATTGATGTCTGCCACGTCGACGTCTGCAACGTTACCGTTTAGATATGATTTCCACATAGCTGTCGGCGCGTTTCCGACCTGCACGTAGCAGGTATTTACCGCATGCGTTTCCAGTTTCCCGGTGCGGTGATTGACGCGTGTTCGCATCTGCAAGCGGTTGATACAGTCGCCACAAATAGCGGCGTCCTGATATTGCAACGCGTCAAGCGGCGACATATCGGTGCGCATGATGTACGTTTGCACCATGTCGCCGGTCTTATCGTTTGCCTTGTCGGCAGACGTTTCCAGACCGGTAACCCAGAGCGCGATTGGTGTGACATTGTCCCATGGGGACACACCGCGCCACACTATAGCGGTGTTGAAGGCAGGATTTCCTGCACGATTGTAAAGACGCATAAACAGTAGCCTCCTATGCTACATAAATATTGCAATATGCCACGTCACACTCCAACCACAGACAATCACATACTTACGTGGGCCGTGTAGTTCGTGGGCCAATACCACCTCTAGTCATACTTGCGGGGAGGGTGTGGGCAGCTTTTTGACAAAAAAAGGTGGGAGCCGAAGCCCCCACCAAGTTAGATCTTGACGTCTCCGTCTTTGTGATTGGTGATGATCAATCGATGCGGTGACGGAGGACATTCCTGACTCTTCAGGTATTCCTTAATGATCTGGTCACGCTTTCGTGCCTCACGATTCTTGCGCTCTTCTGACCAAACTTCCCAGCGCTTGTGCATGTACTCGCGCATCTCTTGACACTCTCTGTCCCAAGAGATGTTTGCACAATCCATGCGATTGTCAAACGCATAGGTGTTGACGAGAGCCATTGTTTGCTCCTCAAACAATCGGCGGTCGAGAATCCCGTCAAAATCGTACGTGTCGATTTGATTGTCGACAAAACGATCAAGACCGTAAAGATCTTCGGGGTTGATAACCTCCTCATTAGAAGGCAATTTGAGGTGACCCTCATTGACAGCGTCCTGCACGATGTCAAGGACTGCCTCGCGATCAATGGAGTCGGATGGCACTTCCTCAGAAAGGTTGTGCAACTTAGCGGCGAAACTGCTGAACAACTCAGCAAGTACGATGAGAAACTTAACCATTTGTTGTTACCTCCTAGTAACACTTTATATGCAATATGGCACGCCACACGCCTATTAGATACAGATATATACTTACGTGCAGCGTGTAGATCGTGCCAGCTTTGACACTCCACCTATACTGACGGGGTGAGTGTGGGCAGCGCAGCGACAAAAAAAAGAGGGTGCCGAAGCACCCTCTAGATTAGAAGCCTCCCCTCTCGTTGAGGTTGGCGCACATGTCACATACGTATCCAAGGCTCCTGTCCTTGGGTGTCAGCACATTCTCGCGACCGCACTGTCTGCATGGCAGGTTGCGCGGATTGCTTTCCGTTGCGCGACGCAACGATGAGACGCCGGTTGGGTCTGCAAAGTCAAAGTCGCCGTCTGGGTCGTCGTCGTCATAGTCGTCCCAGTCACACAGGATGATGTCGCCGTCTGGTTCAGCGTTGCCGTCCCAGTTGAAGAAATCTGGCATAAACGGGCTGACGTCATCATTGAATAACTTAGCCCATTCTTGCAGCAACTCCTCTGATTCAGAGTCGCCACCGATGCTGTAGTAGATGCTTTCGACGTCAGAACATCCAGAGCATTCGCTGGTTGGTGTCCGGTCGCAATCATGAAAGACGCCTATCTCAAGCACAAGGCGATTGTCGACGCATGTTTCACCGTCTTCGATGTCCTCAAAATACGTTGCAAGATAGGTCTTGCACACGATAGGGACGTGCTTCATCGATGTCCAGCCAAGGCGTTCCGCTTCCATGGTGAACCATGCTTTCGCGGATGCGGTGAAGGCGTCGAAAGCCTTCTGTTGTGTCTCTGTCATAACAATGTAGCCTCCTATGCTACACAATATATGCAATATGGTACGCGATGCGCCTATTACAAAGATACATATACTTACGTGGGCTTTGTAGATCGTGGGCCAATACCACCTCATCTGTACTTGCGGGGGGAGCGTGGGGTTTGGCACAAAAAAAAAGAGGAGGCTTTCGCCTCCCCTCTGTTAGTCGGTAACCTGCAAAACCCAAGCGTCTTTGTCAGGTTGCTTCTCAAGCAATCCTTCGACGTATTTGATTGCATTTGTCCACTCATCACGACCAAAGTCATGATTGTATGCGACCTGCCAAATAACGTCCTGAGACTCGCGAAGCACCTTGAGAGCCCATTCGAGACCAACCATGGTGCCGAGGTGGTTTCCGTCGACGGTGACGTCTACATTTGTGTCAGTAAACATCTCGTAGATTTCGTCAGTGGTGAGCATCAGTGGTTCAAGGTCTTGTGCCTTGATGCCATCTTCGATGTGGTCAATGAGCATACCAATCGTCATGACGCGGTACGCTTCCGACATAAGTTTTTCCATACGATGTAGCCTCCTATGCTACACAATATATGCATTACAGCACGTCACGCACCAACTACAGATAGATATATACTTACGTGCGCGATGTAGATCGTGCGACATTGACATCACATCCATACTTGCGGGGCGGCTGTGGGGTTTGGCGCACAAAAAAAGGTGGGAGCCGAAGCCCCCACCAAGTTACAAGGTAACCTTGCAACGACATCCTGGTACAGGACATCGCAACCAAGGTGTGCTCGCTTTGATGACCTTGAAGTCATCGCTTTTGTAGTTGCCCTCGCTGTTGTGACCGTACCAGTTCCATGTGTCATCGGTATAGAACCCGTGACCGGCACTGCACCGCAGGTCGCAACACGCAACGTCAAACCATGCGTCTTCATCCTGCAACCGAGCGATAACAGGATATGAATATCCGCCGCGTATATCGCAACCGTTGTGGGTCATGACTGCATACAACGTGACGTCGTCCCAATCGCACTCGCCATCTTGAATGGTGCAGTTGTAAAACAGGACTTCTTGGGAAAGGAAGCTTTCGCTGTTGTATGTGTTGTGAGCGCCTACGCTTTTTGCCATCAGGCTCTTTGTGAAGAAGTGCTCTACCACTTCGCCCCATGATGCATCAGGCATTGTTTCTGCAACCGCGTTGAGTGCATCAGTGTAATCATCATCAATGGTGAAGAATGTACACAATGCATCTACGACGTTGCGGGTGATGTCCCAACCGTATGAACGGACGTTCAAACGAAAGTCCCATTCGACATCGGCGAGGGTCAAACCTGCGTTGCGCTCAAAGTGCCGCCCATAGGCGCCGCCCGAGTCGAGAAAGTGCCGCCCGGTATCGTGTTGAATCATTGCGAGCCATTGCTCGCGGTCAGTTTTACGTTCTGCCATGATAGGCAAACCTCCGAGTGAGTATCGGTTTTCACCGTACACTTTATATGCAATACACCACGCGACGCACCTATTACAACAATATATATACTTACGTGCTGTGTGTAGATCGTGCTGATCCACTACTCTCGGCTATACTGACGGGGTGCTGGTGGGCGTCAAATGACAAAAAAAGAGGGCGCCGAAGCGCCCTCTGAGTTAGCAGGATTCTTTTATTATCCCGCCACGTGGACCAACTTTGATGATGAAGTCAGGATAGTCGCCGACCTCTCCAACGTAGCACTCAAAGTAGGCGTCGTCATCGAGACATGGATACATCCGTTGGTCATCAAGTCTGCGCCACAACGCATTCTTGATAGCTGGAATACTCTTGAAGTACTCCGGTTCACCAATGCTATATGATGAGCCACCAACAAAGATGCAGTGGTATCCACTCAAGTCTTTTTGGCGATAGATGCAACCGTCTACTGTGTCGTAGATATACGCTGGGTATAACTTGTAACAACGTCCACGGTCACGGTTGATTTCCTTTACTTTGGCGAGCGCCTCTTTAAGTCTAGCGAACTCGCCTAACCACTCTAGGCGACCCAGAGCGTTTCTGCGCTGAACAACATACTGCATGATACGTAGCCTCCTATGCTACACAATATATGCATTACACTACGCCGTACGCCTATTAGACATAGATATATACTTACGTGGCGAATGTAGATCGTGGCTAGATTACACCACACCTATACCAGCGGGGCGTGCGTGGGCGATTTTTAGCACAAAAAAAAGAGGGCGGTCGGTGCGCCCTCTTTGTCACTACATATCGCCCTCAAACTTGGCGATGTATGTGTCCAACTCCCTAGCAAGTACCACGACTTCTTGCGTTTTGTTGGCTAACTGTTCGCGCAGTACTTTCTTTGCGTCACGCTCTTCTTGCGCTTCTGCAATCGCTTGCCGATACAGCGACTTGTAATGAGCGCAGATGTTTCGCTCATTGTCAAGTTCTTTCTTGCACAGTTCCCATATACCGAGAGCGTTTTTATTGTCCGCCAAGAGTTTCATGATTGTATTCCAATCCTTAGCGGAGCGTGCAGTGTAGATGTCTACACTACGTTGCAATGACTCGCTGTGGTGTACCTGTTCAATGTACTTTCCACAAGCGATAACCGTGACGAGAAGCATAACGGAGCACAGGACTCCAAGAATCAAAACCAACATAATACTAAACCTTTCTTTCTACCGACACTTTATATGCAATACACCACGTCACGTGCCTATTACAAAGATATATATACTTACCTGGTGCATGTAGATCCTGGGCAGACACAATCGTACCTATACTGACGGGGTGCGAGTGGGCGATTTTTAGCACAAAAAAAAAGAGGGCGGTCGGCACGCCCTCTTCTGATTACTTACCGCAACTGCACCAGCACGAACACGTGCGATTGTCAGCCTCTTCACCGTAGCAGAAGCATAGGACGGAATCTTCATTCCACCCTAACTTTCTCGCCCCCTTGCAGAAGCGACAGGTAGAGCGGCGTGCCGCATTCCGCTCACGTCGTATTCCCGCCTTTAGATGGCGGCGTACTGGGTTTCCCCAGTACGTTGTAACTCTCATTGGTCTCATTTATTTTTCTCCCAGATGAAGATGGCAATCCACATTGCACTGACGCAGAGTGTCACGCTGAAGTCGTTGTAAAACGACCAGCCGCAAACGATACAACAAGCGACGCTAACACATGTCTTGGCAACTGTTTGCCATTGTTTGAAACTCATAACTAAACCTTTCTTTCTACCGACACTTTATATGCATTACATTACGTCACGCGCCTATTAGACATAGATATATACTTACGTGCGATATGTAGATCGCAGCAGCTCACTATTCTTGCTATACCAGCGGGGCGATAGTGGGCGATCGCGGCACAAAAAAAAAGAGGGCGCCGAAGCGCCCTCGGATTATTTCCCAGCGGATACCATGTCCGCCGAGTGCAGAACGGCTTGCAACGTCGTAGCGTTACGTCCGTTCACTGCACAATCTCGGGGCGTACCCCATTCTGCAAAGCCGTGATGTGCAAGCATCACTGTAGCGATGCGGTTTTCCATTGCCTCATCGCATAGCTGATGCTTTGCGTTAGCGCGTACCATCATCAGGACAGACTTCGTGACGTGTCCCATGTCAAACGTACCGTACGTAATGACACCGGCGTTGTCGATGCAATACTCTGTAGTTTTTGCTACATCATGTAGCAGGGCGGCAACGATAAGGATGTCCATATCATAGTCGGTATATTCCTCGTTGCATTCAAGCATCGAAACCGCATATTCGGCGACTTCAACTGTATGTTGAAAAAGCCCATGGCGGTAAGCGTGATGGTGCTTTTTCGCACCGGGACAATCAAAAAAGTATACTGGCAACGTAACATCGACGAGTTGACGCAGGTTAGAATCTGCAATCACATCTTTGAGCGCGACGAACCGCTCGGACAAGTCAAAGATACAAGGTTCCATACAATGTAGCCTCCTACGCTACACTTTATATGCAATACACCACGCACTAACCCTATTACAAAGATATATATACTTACGTGCGCCATGTAGTTCGCGCCACAGTCATTACGCTACGCATACTTGCGGGGGAGTAATACGGTTCGGCACCCCCCTCCCCCCTTCCCCCTCCCCTCCCCCACCCTAGCTGCACTACCCATGTGGCAAGCCCCCCTACCCCTATATTTAAAAAAATGGGCCCAGACGGCTACAGAAGATCATCCCCACAACCTCTTTCTCCCACCGGAGAACAACCTCCCCTTAAATTTCATTGCATCCCCTAATAAATATGTTATACTTACGAGCACAGGAGTTTACAATGAAGAGAGAAGATTTGCGTGAAGAGTACAACAAGTTGTTGTCAGACATGTTGTTGATGCAGTATCGGGCCGAGGTGTTCCGTCGTCGGATGCAGGTTGAGTGTGGCCGTGATGACAAGTTTGGCCGTCGTATGGTTTTGTCTATTGAGGATGTGATCAACGACATGGTGTTGATGAGTGGGATAGAAGAGTTGACGCCAGTTGTTAAGCAGAAGCCTTGGTGGTCTAAGTGGGTTTAAGTAATGCGCGTACTATTGGCAGTGTTTGCAAGCGTAGTCGTAATCAGCGTGATTATCGTCCGTTTACGCGACTGATCGATCACATTAGCATTTCTACGCAGGAGATGATTTGGCTCTGGTATAAGGAAGGTAAGAGCCGCCGTCAGATGAGTGCTTCATTGTTGGAGCTTGGTGTTCCAAGCCCACCAATGAAGGTACCTTGGGGTGATAGTGCTATCCGTGTAGTGGTTGAGAAGTATAAGGCTATGGAGGCGTCTAATGGACAGGAGAAAGAAGCTCAGCCCTGAGCAGTTAGAAGAAATTAAGGCGCATATAGCCAAGAAGATGAAGCATCAAACGATTGCCAGGCAGTTCAATATTAGCACTACTCACGTGTCTAGGATCAAGTCTGCTATGGATCGCGGCGAAGTAAAGCTCAAGAGATCTTCTTTGACTAGCTGCTTAGGCCACATCAAAAATGGATTGCCTTTTAGGCGTGAGTCATGGCCTGAAGGTTTATACTATTACTGTGCTATTGATGAGCCAAATAAATGGTTTGTTAGGGTGTATGAACGAAGAGAAAGTGAGCTTGTTACATACAGTCTTGACTTAGAGCTTGAGGACTTGCTTGCTAAAGATTGGGTAGTACTTACGTGGGAATCAGTCAAGTGATATTATAGTCACGCGCAGGTTCCAGCATGTCCGATCCTGCACACGAAAAGACCACTTCACTACCTGCCTAAAAGGTTGGGGTAGTCCGTAGCTTATTACTCTACGGTGACGGTTCGAGTCCGTCGGTGGTCTTTTTGCTATACTAGACGTATGAAAGCAACCTTATATCAATACGCCCTTAAGAACATATCAGTTGTTGACGGCGACACAATTAAGGCTGATCTAGATCTTGGGTTTGGTGTCATCCTCGCTTCCAAGAAGATCCGCCTTGAACATATCAACTGCCCGGAGAAAAATACCGAAGAAGGGTTGGACGCAAAATTTTTTACTGAGTCATGGGTTCTCGGGCAAACAGATGCAGTTGTCCTTGTCAAGAATCACCGTGAAGACAAGTATGGCAGGATCCTTGGCACTGTTACCCGAAATGGCCAAAGTCTTGCCGATGCCCTTAAAATCGCTGGTCACGGAGTTGACTACGAGGGAGGAAAAAGAGTTTGATACAGATTGCTTACATGCGCATGCGCGATCGCTCACGAGCTCAAAAGATGGAGAAGCAGACTCCAGGCGCAGCAGGTTACGACCTTGCAAATGGCACAGCTGAGCGGGTTAGTATTCAGCCAGGAAAGCATGCCATCGTCAAGACCGGCATCAAGGTCAATATCCCTGAAGGATATGAGATCCAAATTAGAAGTCGCAGCGGACTCGCTGCCAAAAACGGTGTGATGGTACTAAACAGCCCGGGCACTATTGATTCTGACTATCAAGGCGAGATCTGTGTCATCCTGTACAACGCTGGTGGTGACGTATTCCACGTTGAACCAGGCGCCAGAATTGCTCAGGCAGTTGTCAATAAACTGCCAGATGTAGAACTGCACGAACAAGTAACTATGGACCTTTTTGAGGAGGAATCAAAGCGTGGGCAAAACGGATTCGGAAGCACCGGTAATTAATAGCCACTACATGGTTGCACGTGACACACAGCCAGTAGATATTGCAGACGCGTGGGAGCTGGATCGCTATGAGTTCAGCGCACTTAAATATCTCTACCGGAGGGGAAATAAAGAAGGCAATACGCGTGAATCAGACCTAATCAAGGCGATCTGGTACCTCGTATATGCCATTTCTAAGAACAAAACTCTGTGTGGTATGGTCATCGAACTAGTTAAATTGCATCAAAAGTACAAGGATACAGACAATGAACCGAGCAACGAACAGGCCGATAGCGCTAAGAGCGATCCGCAATTCCCGTATGAACATTGGAGTAACTGAAGAAGGTGGAGAAAATCGCGGCAAATCAGTTGAGGCTTATCTCGCAAGTTGCGTTCCTTCTCTTCCACCCGGGGCTCCATGGTGCGTTGCTGTGGTTCGATTTAGACTAAAACAGGCAGCAACGGAACTAGGCTTTACATACGATGTGACTATGCCACGCACTGGGTACACACCAGATTACGTAGCGTGGGCATACCGTACCGGGAAGTGGATCAGCGTCTCACAGGCAAAAGCTGATCCTTCCTTGGTAAAAGAAGGTGACCTCGTATGCTTTCACTTCCCACAGATGGGCAGACACGCTCACATGGGCATGGTAGATAAGGTTGGCGACTGGGGAGTGCACACCATAGAAGGTAATACTTCTCCTGAGTTAGATGATTCAGAGTACGTAGACCGAGATGGCGATGGATACTATCCAAAAGTTCGTAACTGGGAAGAGCTTGGTAAGAAGGGCGGGTTCATAGCGTTAGACTTTTAACTCTAAATGACAAAATGATATAATTCAAACGTTAACTTTTTACACTAAGGAGGTAAAATGGAACGCCCTTACGAACCAAAGACACTGATCCACAGTCTTCTTGACAAACAACGTCTATCGCAACGAAGATTCTCGGATTATATGGGTGTCGATGCGCCGACAATCTCTACATGGTGCGCTGGAAAGCGTATGCCTACCGACCCAAACATCGAAAAGATGGCGGAAGTGCTCCAAGTAGATCGCGACTACCTACGTGGTTACCTGATTGCACTCAATATTGTGCGCTCACACACGCCAGTTGTGGCAAATCACGTAGCTGATCACATCAAAAAAGAGATCGAAAACAGGTTTTTAGACAACCTCAACAAGGAATTGTAAATGCTGAATAAAGTTATTCTAACCGGACGCATGGTGGCAGACCCTGAGCCAGTTCAGACGTCCGGTAGTACATCTATCACCAAGGTACGTGTAGCAGTAGATCGCAAGGGCCGTGAAAAAGAGACGGACTTCTTTGACTGTACGGCGTTTGGGAAGACGGCGGAGTTTGTTGAGACGTACTTGAACAAGGGACGCATGGTGGCACTCGTCGGCCAGCTCCGTGTACGCTCGTACGACGCCAAGGATGGATCCAAACGGAAGGTCTGGGAGATCGTTATCGATGAGATTCATCCTCTTGACTCACGGAAGGTCGAGAGCCAGGAACAACCCACCCGTACTTCAGCGCCTGTAGCAACAGATGATATTGAGGACCCATTCGCATGACACGCGAACAGATCAACGACTTCGTAGAAGCTGCTGGATTTGAGTCCACGCTTGTTGCTGAAGGACTTGATGACGCCTTCATTGGCATTACTGACGACGGTGTTGCCGTATACAGTAAAAATAGATGTGTTCGATCCATAATGGAAGCTGACGGCATCTCAGAAGAAGAAGCCATTGAGTTCCTTGAGTTCAACACATACAGCTGCTACGTAGGTGAGATGACACCACTGTTCATCACAACCGTCGATTAGCAGTCCCACGCTCTTAGCGACTTATTGATGCGGCTATTCGGATCGTTTGCTGTCTTACTCGAGGTGTTCTTGGCTTTCATGCCGGACATGCGAGCACAGAATGACTTTCGTCTAGCTGCATCTTTAGGTGTCTTAGGGTTTGGAGCAGGTGGTTTAAGGTTTGCGCCAGTCGTCTTCTTGTAATATGCGCGACCTGCAGCGTTTAGACCACCTGCTGGATTTTGATGTTTTTTAGTTACGCCCATGGCGTATTGTACTCCCACTGTTGGGATCGAACCAACGACCGTCCGGTTAACAGCCGGATGCTCTACCGCTGAGCTAAGTGGGATTAATCGTTACTTGATGTAGCCTAGCTTACGTGCCTTCTGTACGGCCTGTACACGGGCACCACGACCACTACAACCAAGCTTCCAGTACATTGCATCCATATGGAATTGAACGGTCCTGTGGCTAATAAGAAGCGACTGAGCCATCTGCTTAGCAGTCATACCTCCAGCCATCATTTTTACGATTTCTTTTTCGCGTGGGCTGAGCTCGTAAGATCCATCTGCTGTCGCTGGCTTCTCGGCAGGTGCTGCCTCTTCGCCGATTTTCTTCCATTCAAAACCATCAAAATATTCGCCTTCACGTCGGCCTGGTGTTTCTTCTTCCATATGAATATTCCTTGATGTACAATCTGGTTATGTAATACATGCAGTATTAGCAAGTAAGTATAACACATAGGATGAGTAGCCATGCCAAAGGAAGATGTACTGGATAAGGTTTTAAAGGTAACAGAAAAACCTGTTTTTGCTTTGAGGAAAGCTGTTTATGGATTAACTCCAAATGGCTACACTGATCAAGAACGCGCAGACATGGCGATGCCTGAATACAGAAAAGGCAATCTTCCGAAAGATGATCCGCGCACGCAAAAGCCTATTGCAAAAGCAATTAACAATAATACTTACGACCCGCAAGAGCAGAAAGACTTTAAATACCCAACTGGTAAAAGCAATACTCGTGAAGCCCGTATTAAAACTCAAGGCGACATTGCCGCGTATAAAATGCAACAGGATGTTGCAAAAAAGAAAGCCCGTTCAACTGTAGCTAAATTGCAAAAAGATATGGGCGCCGGTATGGCTAAGGCACGTGCTGCAAGCGCAAAACCAGCGCCATCAATGAGAAGCATGCTTGGCATGCCGAAAGGTAAGTAATAATGCTTTTTGGGCAAATGAACAAGCATGTCAATCACTTGAATATGCGTATATTACTTGGCATTGAGAAGAAAGAACACGGGCTTAACCAGAAGCCTAGCGCTAAGAATTTAGCTACCATGGAACAGAAAGAACATGGACTAAAGAATAAGCCGTCTATGAAACAGATCTTGCGCATGGAGCAAAAAGAGCATGTCAAAAACGGAAACATTATCATTGGTAAGGGTTATGAAAAGGGGAAGAAGAAATGAAGTGCAAGGGATGCGGTAAAGGAATGGTCGGCGGTAAGTGTCCAGGTTGCGAAGGCAAGTCCATGGGTCAGATGATGGGCATGCAGAAGGGCATGAAGAAGGGTATGGATTCTAAAGCTAAGGGCAAGAAGTCTATGCCTATGGGATTCATGCGTGGCAAGTAAGAAGACAGTACCGTCGGAAGAAGAGGTGAAGGCGGTACTTCCAAATCAGCCTCAAAACACCCGGCAAAGTCCATTGCAGGGTAATCGTCGCTTAAACATGGCAAGGATGCAGAATGGGCTTACTAGCCCCTCACAGCGTATGTCCATGAATAACCTTATGGGATTAGCAGCCCGTAAATCTCCTTATAGCGCTGGAAGTTAACTATGCCTCAAGAACAACTCACTAAAGAAGACGAAAAAACACGCGACAATCTACGGAATACCGCTATAGTTGGACTAGCTGGGTTGTTAGGCATTCCGGTTGCTGAAGCTGGGCGTAAACAAGTTGTCGGTGCCAAGATCCTCAAGATGATGGAGCGAGGGGATCTTGGTAAAGACTTTTTAGCTAAAGGCGGCAAGTCGGTTGTAGGTAAAAGCTTTTTAGATCAAACTAAACAAGTTACTCCTGATCAAAGACGTGTAAAAACCACAATTACTGGCAAGGATGCAAGACAGGCTGCGCTAGATCCTGCACTGAGACAGCAGATACATGACCTTGTTGCATCAGAAGTACAGCGCCTTAAGAAGGTAACATCTGGGATTACGCAGCCAATTACAGAGGCTATAAGTCCTACTGCTGTTAATAAAAGTGCTCGCAGGAAATTTGTTCCAGAGCAAAAAAAACAGGTTCAAGCTAAGCAGAAACAAGCCACTGCTGCATACAACGCACGCGTTAAAAGATCCGAAGCAGCAAAGGCCGCCGCTGCTGCCAAGCGTATTGATGCCGAAATATCACAACAAGTTATCGGCATGAATAGAGATGCCAAACTCAGAGGAACTGGTATCGCAGTTAACGAGACTATTTCCAAACGTATTCCAGAACTTGGAAAAGAGCGGCGCAGGTTAATAGCGTCTCGTAATAAATTAAATAAAGAGCTTGGAGAAAAGCCAAAGCGAGGACGAACCCAAGCAAGCAGAGATGCTGCTGTCGCATGGGACGCTAAACAACAGCAAGTCAAGGCTATTGATGAGCAAATAGCAAAGTTAGACGCATTAATTGTGCCAAGCGGTCAATTACGCGTAAATCCTCAACTACCTATTACTGAACTACCGGGAGCTGCCGCTTCTATTATTGGAAGAATGCCAGGTACTGAACCAACTAGTACCTTCTTCCGAGGTGGTCAAAATGTTCCGCCTGCTAGGCAACAACTTAATCAAGACATAACTGACCTAGGTAGATTGCAGAGAGATGTTCTTCCATTTGGTTTAACACCACCTAATTTCAGTCAACCACAGGGGTCTATGTCAATATTTACAGACCCAGCAAATCCTAATGCTCGAGGAACGACCACTCCATTCCCTGGCGCAATTGAGACTCAGCGATATTTTGACGTGGCTGCACCTGGCACACCTCAGTTCACGCCTCAGCAGGGACCAATGCCAGAACCATCACCAACAATACGGGACAGATTTCTTGAGAAATACGATCCTGCTGGATACCAGGCAATACAAGATCAATTTACGGAAGCGATGGATACGTTTAATCCCGCTAACGTCAATAGTCGTTATGATCCTACAGGTCAAACAAAAGTAAGCCCTGCTGAACGTACAGGTCGAATTATGAGGATGGCAGCTGAAAAGCAAGCCGGTAATAAGACCGACCCGACGTTAATTGACAGAATCTTAAAGATGTTTAACGTAACTGGGAATGTTTCTCCCGAAGTAGCCGCAAATATTGGTAGTCAAGCAACTGTTCAAGCTAAGAATGCAGTGGCTACAAAAGCTTGGCAAGCGGCTAACCCGAAAGTCACGTTTGATCCAGCAAACCCGCAGCATGTTGAACAACTTGCTGGAATGGGTTGGCAAGATCCTTTGTCTGTACGGCAAACAAGTGCTATTAGCAACGCTGCAAATAATGCTGCTAGTGTTGGCGATATTAAAGTGCCACGCACTAGGCTTGGCATGAATGCCGCTGCAGCTGATGCTGGACGAACTCTTGGGCTCAAGGGTACACAGACATTTAACCCAGACCTTAAAGTGGGTGACGTTAACTTAGGTAAGTTGAATAGATGGATGACAGGTGGATCACTTCTTGGCACTGGGGCAATGGTTGGCTATAACTACCTAAGAGCTAAGGGAGCTGAAAAAGATGCGGCAGCGTCAGCAAAAAGCGCTCCGAATCCAGCTCCGACGTCTGAGCAACCAGACGCGTTGCAAGCATGGGCGCTTAAAGGCTGGAATAGAATTGCAGGAATGGAAGCAAACAAATATCAGTCAGGTAAAGATATTTACAACACAGTTATAGAAGAAGCAAAGAAGTTGAATGGTTGGAATAAGATGTCCGAAGATAAAAAGAAAAAAGCTATATCATTCTGGATCACTTACGCTAAACAACGCGATGGCGGAAAGTAACGCAAGGCAGTGGGAAACGAAACTCTTATTGCTAAGCAAATGCTAGGCTTGCTAAAAGCAGGTCGTGGCAAGTTGGCGCCTGTTGCAAAAGCAATTGCGCCAGGCGTTTACGATCAAGCTGTTAACTGGGTAGACATGCTGACTGATCCGCCAAGAGTAGCCATGGAGAAATACGCCTCAGAGTTTAATCCATCTCCCTCAGTAATTAAGACGATACAGAAATTTCGAGATTTTGCTGGAAATGTAGGATCTATTCCTATGGCTCCTCCTTTTTTAGGCCAAGGCTCACACTCAAGAGGATATGTACCAGAGACAAAATTTACATTAAGTCCATGGGGTATGTCTGGCATGGGCAGTATGGGCAACATGTACGATCCATACTTAGAAGCTGCTGTAAAGCACAATCAAGGAATGAGGCAAACTGAAGAAGCTCAAGATGCAGCAGCCAGTAAACCATTTGAAGACTGGGAAACTTTGCAGCAACGAGCAGCAGCAAGGCATAAAGAAACTATTGCTTTCCAGCAAAAAATGCGCACTGATCCACGTGTTTTAAAAGCGGCAAACAATGATCCAAAGCAAGTTGCAAGGATTATTCACGAGATGACCAAATTAAGAAATAGCCGCAATCCTTTTAACCCTGGCGATTTTATTAGATATTACGATACAGCCAACAATGTTCCATTTGGCTCTCTTAAGGCAGGGCCGATGACAGAGAACTGGTATCAGTTAACAGACAAGACGAACCTCAGGCCGTACATCATCCGCTAGTAAGTTGGTATTATTAATGCATGTCAGAAATTGTCACTATTGATGGTAAGCGCTATCGCGTGACGGATAACCGGAAGGTCCTGCTGTGCAGTGGAACAACAGTTGATGAAAATGGGCCACGTCCGTGTAATGCTATGGCTCTTAAAGGCCGTGATTATTGCGGCTATCATGGCGGCAGGTCTCTTATAGGTCCAGCTCATCCTAACTTTATTACTGGCTTAGAATCCAAGAATTACAAACGATTTAGCAACGTAGGTAAAGATCTATTAAAGAAGATTGAAACACTGCGTGAAGATCCTGACTTATTTAGTCTTAAAGATGACGCGGCTTTTATCACTGCCATTATGGATGCTAGGGCAGAGGCTGCTGCTGAAGGTGTCGGCATTGATCAATACAAGAAGGTTCAAGCCGCTTATTCGTTGGCACACAGTAAGCTTGGGTCTCCAGACTTTATAGACTCGTTTGAACAGATTGGCGATGTGTTATCCGAAACACTTGACCAATACGCAGCTAGTAGAGATGTTATTGAGTTAATAGAGAAACGCGTTGGTATTGTAGAGGCGGAGCATAAGATGATGCATCAGAAAGCTTATACACTGGAAGTGGATCAAGCCTTTAGCCTCGCGATGCAAGTGTTGGATATTGTGCGGGAAAATGTGCATAACGCCGAGGAACTGATTGCTATTCGAGCCGGGGTACAGAGGCTATTGAAGGTGTACAAGAGTGAGGATGATGAAGTCATTGACGCGGAGGTAATAGATGAATCTGCGTGATTTGGAGAAGATGACTCCAAAGAAATTTAAGCAATTTGCTCGTCCGGATAAACCATTGACACATGCTTTGCTTGAAGCAATGGACGCCAGGTTGAAAGAAGTTATAGAGACTGGTGACTACGACAGTGGGAAGGCATTTAAAATTAACGGATCAGAACTAGACTACTTGACTTGGCTCAAAACGTTTGCTCCACACGCGGCGTCATCAGAGCTCGCACCGCATCATAAACGCGCATGGGAGTGGGCTGAAAGTCTCGAGCAAGGCATAACTCCACCAGCGCTTATTGAGTGTTGGTTTCGTGGTGGTGGGAAAAGCACAACCATGGAACTTATATCAGCACGCATTGCAGTTAAAGGTACCCGCAGGTTCCTGTTGTATGTGTGTAGTACGCAAGAAGCAGCTGACCGCCACGTCACTGACATCGCCAACGCAATGGAACGCTGTGGTATTGAAAGGGCTATGAACAAGTATGGCTTTTCTAAAGGCTGGAATGCGTCAAAGCTTAGGACTGCTAACGGGTTTAATGTTCTTGCTTTTGGGCTCGATACTGGTGCTCGTGGTGTTAAGCTGGACCATCTTCGTCCAGATTTCATCATCTTGGACGACATTGATGAATTGGATGACTCAGTTAATCGAGTCGAGAAAAAAGTAGCAACGATCACGCAAACAATTTTGCCAGCTAAGTCAAATGATTGCGCTGTTGTATTTGTTCAGAACCGCATTCACGCCAACAGTGTTATGTCTCAAGTGCTGTCTGGTGAGCTAGACATGTTGCAGAATCGCGTACAGAGCCCAATTGTCCCAGCTATTAACGACCTTCGGTATGAGCCTGTGGAAAAAGAAGATGGACGCATGGGCTATAGGATTACCAGTGGCACACCTTCATGGAAGCACAAGGACCTGGAGGTGTGTCAACAAGAGATTGACACGTATGGCCTCATATCGTTCCTGCGTGAGTGCCAGCACGACGTTGGTGTTGGCGGACGATTCTTCCCTGAATTTAAGCAGCATGATGACAAGGGAAATCCTTGGCATGTAGTTGACACCATTGACTTTAAGCCTTGGTGGAGATACTGGGCAAGTCACGACTTTGGTACCAACGCTCCATGTGCGTTTTATCTGTACTGTAGCGACGAGCACGAAAACGTGTACGTTATTGGCGAGATCTATAAGGCAGGCATGGTTTCCAGTCAGCAGGCTGAGGCTGCACTGGAATTGCTTGAAAAGTTCAAAATGGCTGAACCTGTTGACCCAGAGCGCCGCACTGGTGAATGGAAGACAAGGCTTGAGGCTATCGCGTTTGACTGGGGCAACACATTCCCACCAGATAACCCGGCACAGCGCATTGGTGAATATCCTGTCGAAGTCTGGTGGCGTAAGGGTATGCCAGCAGTAAGGGCTGTTAAGGATCGTAAAGCTGGGTGGCGCCGAGTCAAGGAGTGGCTTGCTTCAACTCGAATGAACGACGGAGCAGTTACACCACGGTTTAGGATTTTGCGCAATGGGTGCCCAAACCTTATTCGTGAGCTAGAAGCTGCAATGGCAGACCCGCGTGATCCAGAAGACCTCGACAACGGCACTAAATCAGACCACGCTCTTGACTCTTGTAGATACGGAGTCATGTGGCGTGAGTACCCGGTGTCGTGTGATGAAGTTCAGTCGCAAGGTAAGTTCAAGCCTTCATGGCTTGCAAAAAAGTCACCAGAGGACTTTGTATGATCTATATTGCCATACTTTTGGGAATCATAAACCTATCGTTAACAGTTATCGTATACTTGCAATTGAAGCAAATAACGGGAGTAGGTATACAACTACCATTCTTGCCCTATGGGGATAGGTACATCTGATGGCACTGCAGGACATACTGAGTAACTTAATGCCAGGGAAACCCAAGGTTATGGCTATGAAAAAGCCAGACAACTACGGAACGCCTGGCAGTTTTGATGTGGAAAGCTTGTTACTGAATGACCCTGACAAAATGGGCATTGATCATGACAAGGCTGATTGGAAAGTTTCTCCCGACGAAGATCCCGAAGAATCAGCAAAGATCAATAAGTTTGTTCGCGATCAGTTTGAAAAAGCTTACCGTACACGCCACGAAATGGAACTTGAATGGATGCAAGCCCTTGCATTTTTCGAGGGGCGCCAGTGGTACAAGATTAATAGCCAAGCACGCAACCTAGCAAGTCTACAAGACCCATCTGAGAGTAACAGATATATCACTGTGAATAAGATGAGGCCATTGATTGACGGCGTTGTCGGCAAACTAACACAGGTTAGTCCGGATGCTCGTGCTGTCCCATTGTCATACAACGAGCGTGACCAAGCTGCTGCAGATGAAGCAAATTTCATTGCTGGTCACTACACACGAAAGTTTAGTAGAGAGACGCAACTTAAAGAACGCGTCCGCTGGGCATGCGTGACAGGTACGTCGTTTGTCAAGATATGGTGGGATAGCAAAGCAGAGCAAGTGATGCCATACATGGGCATCGATGGACAAATTCAAGGATTTGAAAAACTACCACTTGGTGATGTGTGTGAGGAAATCATCCCCTGTTTTAATGTGTATGTTGATCCGCACGCGCAGACTGACGAACAGATCAGGTGGATGATTCACGCATCTATCAAGCCGCTTTCATGGTTTGTCGACAACTACGGTGAGGCTGGTAAGAAAGTAAAAGCGAATGCCTTAACTGGGCAGACAGCTGGATATGTTGACGCTTACTTGGAAGGTGCAAATGGAACAGGACTTGGCTGGGTGCAACCGACGTCGGCTAGGCTTAATGCAGCTGACCACCGGCGACACGCATCCATTGTTTACGAATATTGGGAGAAACCTACAAGTCAATACCCTAAAGGTCGATACATTGTATCCACTGACGACGTACTACTGTACGCGGGTGTGTGGCCATACAATAAGCGAGACGAGTTTCCATTTGTGCCATTGCGCTGGCAACCCAGAAGTGGAACCCCTTACGGACACAGTTTAGGCTACGACCTTACTCATCTTCAGCTGACGTACAACCGCATTTACAGCCGCGCTGTTGAACAGATGGAGAAGAACAAAGACTACGTTGTCATTGAGCGCAGGTCACGTATCGGTGCTGACGCGTTCAATGTGACTGGAGATGATATTGACGACAAGAACAGGCAATTCCGTAAAATCTATTACGATACCGGCACGCATCCTCCGCAGATTCAGCGTTCACCGGGCATCAGTGCGGATCTGTTTCCGTTTCTCCAAGTTATTGAAAAGGACATGGCTGACATTGCAGGACTTCATGACGTCAGCCAAGGAATGGCTCAAGCTGGCACACCAGCTGAATCTGTTCGCTTGCTACAGCGAGCTGACAACACACAGCACAGTTACATCAGAGCAGACATCGAAATTAGTGCAGCAAAAATTAAAGAATGGGAAATCGCTCTCGTTGAACAGTTTGCTGTTGCTCCTTTCATGGGCTCCGTAGACGACCAGATGAATCCTAAAGACCCTGTACAACAAGGCATTATCGATTTCGAGGCCATTCGGGATGGTGGTCAATACAGAGTTGTGTATGTGCCTGGTTCAACACAGGAAGATTCGCCAGACCAGAGAATGCAAAAAATTTCTATCTTGCGACAGATGGGATTGTTTGGTGATCCTGCAGATCCAGATACCAACGCTCTTGTTGTGAAAATGTTGCAACTCCCGGAAACAACGCAGATCCTCGAACATCTGGCAATGCAGCAACAGAAGATGGAACAACAGCAGCAACAGATGATGGAAATGCAACAGCAACAGATTGCAGCACAAAATCAGCCAAAACAGTCATTTGATCCTGAAGCTGAACAGGTAAAAGCTGAGATTGACATGCAGAAGCAGCAAGCTAAACAGGAAGCTGACATGCAGAAAATTGAAGCTCAGAGCCGTGCTAAGCAAGACGATTACGCTTCACAGAAATTAGCAGACTTGCGCCACGAAGTTATTATGAAACAACTTAGTGGCGGAGACAGTCAGGAAAAACCACGTCCTGATGGTAGCAACAATAAATAATTGTGGTAGATTGAGGGAAACTTAATGTCTGACGAGATGGTGATGCCAACTCCCGATTCACCAGCGGGGGCGACGGACAGTGGTTTACGCGAAGCATTCGCTGGCTTTATCCAGGAGAACGCCGATTCTGGACAAGAGGCACAAGGGGCGATAGGTGCCGTAGACGCCGGTTTAGATGTAGACAACGACGCGTATTTGAACGATCTGCTTGGTGTAGAAACGCCCGGCAATGTTCCATACGAGCGTTTTCGCGAGGTCAATGAACGAGCTAAGCAAGCTGATCAACTCTCCAATGAGTTTGACAACTGGCGCGGTGTCATTGATGAATTCAAGCAACTTGGCTACAACAGCGCAGCTGATATCCAAGCCGCCTTAGAGGCACAACAACAAGCCAATGAGGAAGCAGAGATAGCGCAGCGCTACCAACAACTGCAAGACGCAAATGTGATTGATCCTTACAATGCACAACTGCAGCAAGAAGCGGAGCTGACAAAGTTACGCTACGAGCGGCAGATGCAAAAGGTGAACTCATATTTATTGCAACAGGAGCAATCCCAAGCAATGTCTCAGTACCCGTTGGCTAACCAAGCTCCTGAATTAGTTCAAGGTTTGGTCCGGTCTGGTATGAGTCCAACTGAGGCAGCTCAGGCGGTTGATCAACAGATTAGAGCCCTGACCAAAAAGCTAGTTCCAGAACTTGCCACAAAGTTGCAGGGACAGGCAGCCCCAACCCCAATGAGTAATGGTCAAGCAGCAGCTCGCCCAGTATCTCCACAACAAGGTCAAGGATTGTCTACAATCTCTCAACTTTTAGGTATCTCTCGTAATCGAAACTCAATGTAGGTGAAAGAATATGGCAATCGATTTTAACGGAGCCCTTACGCTTGCGGACTATGCTGCAATTTCCAATGATCCTCTTGTTAAAGAGATCACGAAGTCGCTGCATAAGACGTGGAACGCGCTTAAGGATATTCCACTCTCAACCAACCCATCACTTCGTCAGACTGGTATGCGTTATCTCAACGCAAACATTCCTACGCCCAACTGGACTGGCCTTAACGCTGAACCACAGACGTTTAAGTCAAAGCCAAAGTCGTACGAAGAGCAGCTTTATATTCTGCGCAACAAACTGACTGTTGACCGCCGCATTCTGGATCAGCCAAATGCAATCGTCGACCCAGTTGAGTCGCAGATTCAGATGTTCCTAGAGGGCTTTGCCTATGATTTCAATGACAAATTCATTAATAATGATCCGTCATCGACAGCCGCAGGCAATTCACAAGATTGTTTCCCAGGTCTTAACTACCGCTTGAAAAACGCGTCTGATTACGACATCCCTGGTGAAATGATTATTTCGTCCTCGGCTGACCTTTCAACGAACGCTACATCTGGACTTCTTGTTTCTGCCTACGGAAACGGTAGTGCAAACCGTTTTATGGCTGAAATCCAGAACCTGTTTGACAACATGAATGCGCCAGACGGTGACGGCGTAGTGCTATACATGTCTGAACTTTGTAAGCGTCAGATTGAAATGGCAATTCGCGTGATGGGAATTGGTGCTGGTTTTGACATTACACAGGACAGCTTTGACCGACCAGTCGAAAAGTACAAGAATGCAACCATTCGTACTGTTGGTCGTAAATCTGACGGTGTAACTCCAGTAATTTCAAACACGCAAACCCAAAGCACTGCAGCAACAATTAATACTGTTTCTACAGTAAACCGTCAGACATCTATCTATGCAGTTCGTTATGGAACTGGATACGTAACTGGATGGCAGTCTGAACCGTTCAAGCCAAAGTACCTCGGGCTTTCGCCAGAAAACGGAATCATGCATAACGTCCTGTTTGACTGGGGCGTAGGTTTGTGGATTCCTCACAACCGCGCCATTGGTCGAATTGACGTGGTCGTAAGCCAGTAATAAAGGAAAAGGTGAAAATATATGGCACGTGATCTTAAACTGTCTAACTGGACTTGGACCGCAGCAAGTGGTTCAGGTGTCATGACAATTGTCAACAGCACACCAACAGGTGATCCGACGAACACACAAGGTACGATTACCCTGAATGCTGGAGCAGTTGCTGGTGCAAACGTTGCTGCATTTCGTGCGGCTTCGGATGCAAAAAATGTAGCTGGGTTTATCAACTCTAGGATGGATAGCTCCTCGTTTGCGAACTTCATTGCAGGTAATGAAGTATCCTCGGTAACCAATCAGCCAGCCCTTTGGGGCAACACGTCGTACATGAATATGTACGCACGCTGTGCTGTTTCTATTGGTGCTCAGGTTACTGGCGCCACAGTCACATGGCCACAGGCTGCTGGTGGATACATTGTCATGGAAGGAGCTTATGACAATGGCGCAGCAACCCCAGGTCCTAGCGGTCTTTGGGTTCCAGTTTCTGGAGCCATTCCACTTGTAAGTGGCGTAGCGTCTCTATCAACAACAGTTGCATTGTCTAACAACACATTTACTACAACGACTCTACACGGCTTGTCCGTTGGTGATAACGTTGTGTTTAGTGCAGTTGGTGGACTTGCCGGAGCTGGTGTTCCAGTTGTAGATCAGGTTTATGTTGTGCAATCAGCGCCATCGCAAACTACGTTTACAATTGCAACTTTAGCTGCTCCTACTGTAGCACTTGTTGTCACTGGTACATCCACTGGTGCCGTTGTTCAGAGGCTAATTGCAAACAACGGACAAACGAAGATTCTGTCTGCACCTATGACGCAGAGCCTTCGTCCTTGGCTCCGCTGGGCAGTACATTACTTCACAACAAGCAACACCAATGTGTCCACTGTCGCTATTAGCAAGACGTCACTTGTCCTTGGACGTGACAACGCTATGGTGGGATAATAGGCACATGACAAGGGCAGAGATCAAACGGCAAGTCAGACTTCTTGGTCAGCATTATTTTAGTGGTGACCTAGATCAAGATCCGTTTGGTCTTGACCTCTTGGTGAACGAAACGGCCAATGACGTAGCCAGGTTAACTGACTGCTTCATTGGTCGTCGGTATTTAGATACTGTCTACGGAACAGACGAGTACTGCGCTAGTGACTTGTACAGAATTAAAAACGTCATGGTGTTAGACACTGACGGTAACTACAAGCGCATGCGGATAGTTGAATGGTATGAAGGCAATAACGATGTTTATCGTCGTAATGATCAGCCATCGACTCCTACTCATGCATTAATCTTTGGTGCTAATAGAATTAAGTTGTACCCATCTCCATCGGCAAGTACGCCGTCAGGAATTATGATTGAGGGTTACGCTATTCCCGGAGATGTCTGGACATACACAGTTAATGGAACGCCATCTACGACTCCAGCTGATCAACAAGAATGTCCATTGCCTGACATAGCTCACGACTGCGTTGTTTACGGTGTCCTGTTTAAAAAAGCTATGCAACAGCGTGACGTTGAGATGATTCAGTATTACCAATCAGAATATGAAAAACGTATGGGTATGGTTGAAAGTTTTGCTGCAACCTATGCAAGGAGAGCAACTTAATGGCTATATCCATAGACACGATTCGCCAAGAAACTTATAGGCTTTTAAACGAATCTTCAAATTCAACGCTAGGCCAATTGCCAAATGGCACTGGCGGGACAACTATAACAAGTGATGCGACAGTCAGAACTTATATTCTTGACGGTGTAGCCAACATATGTCGAACATGTGTGTTTTACCCAGTTACTAATACAATAACATTAGCTAACGGATCGTATGGTGTATCAACGTCAGGTAGTCTGACTACTGTTCCACTCAATAGTGAGTTGTGGTATCCAACTGATGTTTACATCTCAACAACTAGGTTATCGCACGCCAGCGAGCAGTCGGTTAGAGCAAACGATCTTAATTACAAGACTACTACTACTAGCTCGGCGGCATCTATTCTTTATTGGTATAGGCCAGATAACAATAGATTAAATGTTTACCCAGGCAATAATACAGGTGGGTCTGTCTCATTAATCATACACGGGTGCGGTATACCAGCGGTTCCTGCTGCAGACGGCACTAATTCGTATGACTTTTTGCCGGATGACGTACTGAGGCAGATGGCTGGTGCCTATGCAGCTATGATGTTGGTCATGAAGAATACTGATGATCCTTCAGTTGCAAGCAGGGCTTTCTGGAAGCAATTTTATGACGAGTGGCGAATGCGCCTGTGGTTACAACTTGACAAGTCATTAAAGTCGCCAGGTGCGCCATACGCAATGCCTCCAATTCCTCAGCAGGTGCAACGATGAACATAGCTTGGGGCAGGTTAATATTGCTTGCTTTAGGTGCATTTACCGCAAGCGCGGCTCCTGAGTTTGATGCTGCTTGGAAGGCGCAGCATATATCTGACAATGCGTCATTTGGCATGGTGACGCATGCTCTATTA